TGTCTATAACAACTCTGCAGCAAGTCAAACCATTACGCAGGGGAGTGGTGTTACAATGTATCTTGCCGGTACTTCAACCACAGGTGATAGAACTCTTGCACAGCGCGGTGTTGCTACAATTTTATGTGTGGGTAGCAATACTTTTGTAATTATTGGAGGAGGAATTACGTAATGCTCAATCAGATGCTATTTACTTCTTCCTACTGGACACCGGCTAGTATACCTACGGTGTTTTGGTATGATGCTGCAGATTCTTCAACAATAACAGCAACCAATACAGTAACAAACGAAGTAACTAATGTTGTTGATAAATCTGGAAACAATAGAACTCTTGTAAGAGCTGGAGGACAAACTGGTCCTTTAACTAGAACACGCACATTAAATAATTTAAACGTTTTAGAATGGTCTACAAGTCATTGCTTGCAAAATGCCGCCTTTACACATGATCAAGCAAATATGCCCTTGAACATTGCAATTGTCACACAAGTGGACGCAGCACCATCTATTCAATGTTTTTTCATGGCTGGAAGCACCAGCACGCTTGCTGGAAAACGATTATCAGTTAGATCGGCAACATCAGGACTTTTAGAGATTTTAGGAGGCGACGGGGTCGCTACCTCAAGCCTGTTTTGTGGAACCTATATAAGAACACAGCCTAATATTGTTCTTATAAAATTTAACGCTGCAAACTCAGCATGTAGAATGAATGGTTCGTCAGTCGCCACTACTGGCAGTCTCGGTACCAACGCATTTTCAATTCTTTCTTGGGGACATAACGAAGGCGAATCGGCAGATTTAATTGGTTACCTTGGAGAAATGATTGCATTTACAGACAACACAAATCAGGAAATAGTAGAAGGCTATCTGGCCTGGAAGTGGGGAATTGTGAATAACCTTCCTGAGGCACATCCGTATAAAAATACAGCTCCAAGGTTATAATAAGTATTTTAATTGGTATAATGTTTTGATGAACAATATATGTCATCTTTTTTAACTATGAAAAACAATATTAAAAGAGTTAGCGTTGTGCCTGAAGTAGAGATTCCTTTGACTGCTGCCAGCATAATGCAGCAAATGAAAGAGCATGTCGTCAAAGTCACTAATACGTTGAACGGTCTTAAGAAGGCTTTCAACATATCTAAAGAGTATGCCCCGCCTACCCTTAAATCCTAACCAGCTTGAGCTTTTTGCCAAGCCTATAAGGCAAAATTGGGTACAGCACCAAATGTCTACAAACGAAGGCATTAGGAATTTCTTTGATGTAATCAGGAGAGCTATAGAAAGAAGAGAGCCTGATATTGTGCGCAATATGGTAAGAAATCAGACATCTCCGGCAAGTGTATTGGAAACGCTTGCAAAGAATGCTTCTTTTGGACTAGAGAAGATAGCCAAATCTTTACAGCTTAAAAAGTTGTTAGAAGCAAAGAAGATGTCAGATCAAAACAAATATGGAGACAAGAACACCATATTGAAAGATTTGTTTGATAGGTATCCTAAAGAGTTTAAAGTTGACTCACATTTAGATGGCAAATATGTTGGAGTTACACACAAACCTACAAACTTTAAAATCCACGCACCAAGAAACCTCATACCTATAGGAATTGAACATGCTAGTTCCAATGAAAAGAGTTTTCGAAGATCATAAGATTGAGCTTTTTTACGAAGCTCGTTTTATTCTGGGGCCTACTATGCTAATGAAACTTAGTGAAGTATTACAATTGCGTAAACCTTTGGATGCTAAAATAGCCATAAAGAAAACACTTATACCTGACTACAAAGATGATAGACGAGCTTAAAGACGACGAAAAAGACAAGTTAATTGATTACGGATTAAAGTGGTCACAGATAGGGCTGAGTACAGAAGAGGTGGATGTGACCACAGCAATGGAGTCTATTGCAAAGGCTTATATATTTTCAGGAATTAAACCTCCTGTAGCCATGCTCGGACCATTTGATAATCCTGTAGAATGTGCAAAAGCGCAGATCATGGTCAAGAGACTGCCTGATGATACAGATTTTGAAAAGCTTACCAGTATAGATATTCCTGAAGGAACAGAATTTCAGCCAGAAGAATTATACGATGCTATCCATGAGCAGATGTATGGCTTCCAGGATGCAAACTGGTTGTGTTTATTTGAATACATGATGGAAGTTTTAGAGCTGAAAGAATTAGAAAGCTTTAAAGGACTTATTGAAGTGGCTAAAAATGTAGGCTGGTGGGCAGCTTACGATAAGGTAGCCTTTTTCCAGCAAAGACCTCTAGAGGTACATTTTAACGAACAGGGCAAACTGCATAACTCTGATGGCCCTGCTATTAAATGGCGAGGAGAAGACAGATCATTTGATATCTACGCTATTGACGGAGAAATTCAGCCTCCTCCAGCATAAACCATTTCGGTGACATTACCAATATGGTGAAAAGGCTACCCTAACCGGTAGCCTTTTTTAGCTATTAGCGCCATTGAATATAATTGTCATTTTTATGGTATAATATTTTGATGTGCACTATTAAATTGCAGTCAGCGCAAAAGCCTGTCAACCAGGTATCAGCTGAAGATGAATTCAGTATCAAGGTGGCAACCCACAACGGCATGTACCATGCCGACGATGTGGTTGCAATCTCTATACTGGCGGAAAATATTCCCGCCGAAAACATTGAACTGATCCGCACCAGAGATCAGACAGCCATTGATGCGGCAGATATTGCCGTAGATGTTGGTGGGGAATACTGCCCCGTGACGTACAGATACGACCACCACTTCGTGGGCAGCCCAACTCGAGAGGACGGGACACAGCTGGCGTCGGCTGGCATGGTCGCAAAGTCAATACCGTGGCTAAGACCACAGGCGTTTAAATATTTGGACGCTTTCGTCCGGCGCGTTGACGCGTCGGATACGGGCGTGAAAACGCCCGGCTGGCGGTTCAGTGTGTCTCTTAGTAAGACAAACCCATTACCTGGAGCACCGTCTCATGAATATGACGAAAGGTTCCTTGAGGTGGTTGAGGTTGTGAGGCGTTCAGTTATCCCAATTCTGGTGAATTGGGTGCACGGGGAAGATGCGGTGGAGGATGTAATCGAGGCCGCGACGTCTGCATTCGAAAAGCATCCGCGAATAAGCAGGTGGATTCTGGAAAACCAGCTCGCGCAAAATGCGAGCGCAGCCAGGATTACTGCAGCCTTTAACAGGGCTGTTGCGGCTGGGGATTATCTGGTGAGGTTGGATCAGCCGGAGGTGGCCCTCTATGAGACACTTGGATTGGCTCCAGCTGGGTTGTATTATGTGACGTTTCCTTCTGAGGGAAACCATAAAGTACAACAAATTCCAGTAGAAGTAGGAAGTTTCTCTGGCCGACTACCACTGCCCGAGGCCTGGGCTGGCAAAAAGAGTCATGAGCTTCAAGCACTCACGGGGGTGCATGACGCCGTTTTCTGCCATCCTGGCAGATTTATTGCAGCAGCGGAAACTGCTGCAGGAGCGGTCCGGCTTGCGGAGCTGGCGATGTCTGCCAAACCTTAAACGCCCCCCAATGGTAATGGTTGGTGTGAATACAGAGGGTTCTATCCCCTCTGTATTTTTTTAGCTATCAGACATCTATTGCTTATAGTATAATATCTATATGGACAAACCTAAAGTTGCCTCGAAAAAGAAACCTAAAGACCAGCCCAAGAAGGACACTAGTCCTAAAGTTTATCAAAGAGAAAAAATAGACTTTGAGCTGCACATCCGAGAGCTTCCATGGACAGAGAAACAGAAGGCTCTAATAGAGCTGGGAGGAAGTAGAGACTGTAGGATTATATTTTTAGCTGGTCCTGCAGGAAGTAGCAAAACTCTTAGTGCTGTACGTATTGGGCTAGAATTACTTAATCAAAAGAAAGTTAGCGATCTTGTGTTTGTTAGGGCGGCTGTAGAGAGCGCTGATTCTAAATTAGGTTTCTTGCCTGGAGATATTGCAGGCAAGTACGAGCCTTATATGGGGCCGTTTGAAGATAAGATTGAAGAGCTTTTGCCTGCTGGAGAAGTTAAGAGACTTAAAGGAGAAGGAAGGTTCATCTATCAACCTATTAACTTTGTGCGTGGAGCTAGCTGGACCGCTAGATGTGTAATTATAGACGAGTGTCAAAATATGACCATCAATGAGATCCAGACATTACTCACTCGTATAGGTAAGTTTACAAGAATGATTCTTTGTGCTGATAGCGCTCAGAGCGATCTTCCTAAAGCAAAGCAGGGTGGGTTTGATAAGTGCCTGAATATGTTTAATACAGACCAGGCTGAAAAAATGGGCATCTATAGCCTTGCGTTTACTAACGAAGACATCATGCGCAGTGAGCTTTGTAAGTTTATTGTGCAAACATTTGAAGACAATCATAACATTCTGCATCCTTCACACTAGCATGAAAATATTATGGTATATATTAATGGGTCTTGGGATCATAGCTTCTAGCGCTATAGGCACGCTGGTGGCCATGATTACTCTAGCCAGAATATTTTTCTAATGAAAAAAGATCTGTGTATATTTGCGATATTTGCTTTCATTTGCCTGAGCGATATCTTCCCAGTGCAACATGAAGACGATTCGTACATTATACGCAGAATATATCTTGATGTGCTTGGTGTGGTACCTTTGCCTCACGAGATCGACTGGTATTGCGTATACAACGATAATGGTTACGCTCTAGCCATAGAATGGGTGTTATCTAGACCTAGAGACAAATGGACAGCAGGCTGGGACCATATGGACGCTGAAGATGTGAGGAAAACCATATCTTCTCAAAAGTATAAAACTTTTAAAAAAATGCCTTTAAGCAGAGAGCAGCTTAACAAGCAGCTATGCTATCTGGCTGGAGAAGAATATACCGGAGATTATGCTCGTGTAATACAAGCTAGAAGCAAGCTAATCAAATACGCTCTGGAGGCTACAGACAACGATGTGGAAGCTATAGATCATCTAGCTTATCAACTCATGAGCAGGGTGACCACGATGGACGAGGCTAACCTTCTCAACACCAGACTTAAAGAATACAAGATGTCTGTTAAAACAGAACAGGCCGCATGGGAAAATCTGCTAGATGAACTTTTAAATCTAGAAGATGTAAAAAATAGGTAGCTTACGCGTAAGCTAGAAGAGAATTGGGCCTCTTCATGTCCAGAATACCGTGAGCATTGTACAGCGTTACAGGCTTAATATTATTAGTGTTAGCCTGCACAGTTCCTGGAATTTCTGTAGGAAGAGAAGTTTTTGGTAACGAATTAGATACATTGACTATTGCAGCTACTAAAGGCTGCACAGCCATGTAATTGCTTACTTGAGGGGAAGTTACAGAGATAGGTGAAATAGACATACTTATAATATTATCAAATATATTAATAGCGTCAATATCTAGCCACTAATTATAGAATTGTTGGGACCGCTCATTCTTCTTCTGCGCTCTCTTTCGGCTTTAACTTTAGCCAGCTCTGCGGGAGTTAAAAGATGCTCTAGCGAGCTATCCTCAATAGCTCTATCCAAATCTACCAACACTTCTTTTATTTCGCTTACAGGAGAACCGCTCACAGGATCTGCCTGATATAACTGTACTCGTTCTTTTTCAACATCAGGAATAATCCTGTTCTCTAGGATCTCTTGAGGATCTTTCTCAACACTGATGGTTATACCATCTACTGTTACACCAGGAGAGAAACTTATCTTCTCTTCTGCTTTTGAGATTATTCCATAACCTGAATTATCAGGTTCTACTTTTTTTTTACACTATCGTCTTCTTCTGTTTTAAAGGTCTCGAATTCGACGGGTTTAAGACTAGAGATGTATTCTAACTCTTCTTCTTTTTTATTTTCTCTTCTGACTTCCAGAAGCTTATTCCAGGCAAGCACAAGAGTGACTGCCAAAGGATCAAATACAAAGATGAGTGCAAATATAAAGTATCTCACAGCCTCGTCTACAGTTGATCCTGTGGCTGCCGCAATAAATTTAAACGACCCTACGTCGGTAGTGGTGTTCATACCAATCTTGAGCTCTGCTATATTTTTCTCTATCTCAATAGTTCTCTCTCTGTCTTTAGCCAGGCTTTCCTCTTTCTGTTTGATCTCAAGATTAGCTTCTTCAATAGCCTTATATGCCTGCTCTCTAGGAGCTTTATAATTACCTGCATCTTTAACTCTCTGTTCCTGGTCCTGTCTTAAAGCTGTAAGAGTTTTAATGCGTTCACTATGTTCAGCTATGCCTGTTTCTATGGCTGTTTTCTCTGTAGTCAAAGCTTCTATCTTGCTTTCAAAAGTACCTACGGTAGCAGAATGCACCTGATATGCTCCTGTAAGAAAGCCAAATATACCCAAGCTGGTAACGCCCATTAGGGTGAGTACAGCTATACAAAGATACGTCTTCAGCAGGAAGCTGATCTGCTTCCAATAGGTATGCAGGAAACTGGCTGCGACCAGCTTACCTATCTCAAGGCTACTAGCCATAATCCCAATTGCTAGGCTGCTTCCAGAGAACAATACAATAAGCCCCTTGATACTGAAGAAGGCCGCGCACCCGGCCACAAACAAAGCACTAAAAGCGACAAGTGTAATAAATAGCATACTTCTATTATAATACGATTATATTTTAGTGTATAGCATAAATCATACCCCCCGTACACCCCCCCTATGTAATTATGTAGAGCTATGGTATAGTAATTTGAATCATAAGCTTGTAGCTTGTGGTTCAAAGTTTGCCGAAAGGCATTGAAGACACAACCATGTTGGTTTGTCATGGCTGGTAGGGTGATTCGAAGCATCCTGCCAGCCATCTCTTAATTATAGAGATACAATGTTATTAGGCCTAGATTTTGCTCGATCTAGTTAAATTGCCCTTAGAAAAGGCATAGAGCAAGTTCAATGCTATGAACCTTGTAGAGAAAAATGTTTCCTTTTGGAAGCATAACATAAAATTTGCCGTCAAAGGGCGGCAGAACGGCACAGGCATTGCCTTCATAAAGGCGATGTTTAATGATGGTTGTCACACGAAGTTTTGTGTCCGACTGAAAAGGGAACTCATTAAAATGGCTCGCCGCGACATGCGGCGTGTGAGGAGGGGAAAAATTTAATATGTACGGAATCATTAAAAAAAGCTCGGGAGACGGCGCGCAATTAATCAATTGTGCGCCGTTCGGTAGTTGGGAGAAAGCGTCAGAATACGCGTCTGCATTGAAAGAAATGCATAGAACGCGATATGATGTGATCTCACTGTGGGAGGCCTGCACCAGCAAGGCTTCCTGCGGCGGCAGGCCTGCCATGAAGGCGGAAATACACCGCCTGCTAAAGTGGTACGGCGTGGTCTTCTATCTCGCCAGGTATGGTGAGGGAGAGGATCACAACCCCCACGGGCAGTGGGGGCTGTGCCGAGCCTCTGAGCTTGCGGAAAAGCTCGAGGGGGCAGAGAGGGTGGTTACAGGGTATACCCTAAACCACTGCTTTCACAAGCTGGGGGGCGGCTGCGCAGACAAGGGAGCAAAAATCTACTGGAGCTGGTAGATTGTTAGTTGTGCGTACATCAGGGTTCTATCCCTTGGTGTGCGCATTTTTTTAGCTATCAGACAAAAATAAAGGGCCTACAGCCCTAGGACCGTAGACCCTTGTCTCGTTCGCAACAAACAACACAAACAATGCTAACTAACCGACTGAAATTAATAGTTGCTAATCACAGGATTAACAATCTCTAGATGAAGTGTAGGAAAACCAAGTTCTGGATTATAGTCGAGAGTTGCTCTCACCACACCATTTAATTCGATTTCTTCTCTTCCTGCAAGAACACTTACTTTAGTTTGCTCTGTATTCTGCGCAGGAACAAATTTGATATTAGTTGAAGGTTCTGAACTTGTTCTGTTCTTTTGTTTTACACAAGAAGAGTTGGCCTGCTCAAGCCAATTTTTAGCTTCCGCTAGAGTTAAGCCAATTTCCGCCAGTTTATCTTCTACTGTTTTTTTCTGTAGTTTTTTAATTTTGCTCATAAGTTAAATAGGAGTTAGTGTCTAACGTATATTTTATACCATAGGCATCAAGACAAATTTTCTAAAAAATCGTACTGTCTTGCACAAAGATGCAGAAAATCGCTGAGTCTGTTTAGATACTTTAAAAGTAAAGGTCTGTAAACATTTTTGTCGTCTAATATTACAAAAGTTCTTTCTGCTCTTCTGCAGACTTTAGAGGCAAAATCAAATTTGCTGCCTACTTCAGAATTGCCATAGAGTACCCATCCTTTTTGCTCTAGCTCTGGATTGTTTTCCATTTTTTCAACCTCTGCATCGAGCTCATCCAAATGCTCCTGAGATAGTGCTGAATATTTGGTTGAGTAGGATTCTAGATTTTCAGCTTCTGTAGCAAGCTCTCCCATGAGTAGTGTAAGATTATGCTGAATGCTTTTTAAAAAGCTATAATAACCTTTTCCTTGTTCAAATTTCCATAAGGCAGGTTTAATTAAACCTATAGCCGCATTAAGCTCGTCTACATCTCCTACAGCAGCAATGTGCTTGTCTGCTTTGCTGACTCTCTTTCCAAACAACAAACCTGTTGTTCCTTTGTCTCCTGTTTTCGTAGCAATCTTCATAAGCTAAACCTATGAGGATTTTTTTAAGTTGTCAATAGATACACACCCACAAAATTGCTGCTTCAAACCACGTCATATGATAGCTCTCGATATTCAAAAGATCTAAAGAATAATTCCAAACAAATTGAATGAACAACCCCACAAGCACCACACCCAATAGATAAACAAAACTACTCATAAGATGTTTGAAATCTTTGATGTGTTTTGCTGAAAAAAATTTCTTAAACAGACTCTTGAGTTTGCTCTCAGGTCTAGAAGAGGCTACCTGAGTATTTCTGGGTTGTCTTCTTTTTGTGGTAGTCATACTCTATATTTAATCTATAGAGTCAAAAGAGTAAACTAAATAATTTAAAATATTATTCTTTTTTTATGGTATAATATTATGAAGAGCAAGTAGCTCTTTTTAACCCACAACTAAAAAAAAACAAAAACATGAAACCGTCATGGGTCAAAGAAGATCCAAGTCTAAGGAGGGGATATCTAGGATGCCCCCTAAACACCAACCGGATGGCGGTGCCTACCAGCACCAAAGCTCCGGCAATAGACAGCTCCGATATGCCTCGGGGCTCTCACAGGGCAGCCATGGCAGCAGTGCCGGACGAGGCAGCCCTGTCAATGATGAGGAGCAGAGGTTCCTCAAGAAACTTCTGCAAGTAAAAGCTCCAACACGTGAGGAGCTAATTTGCAGAAATAGGGTCATACACTCGTTGACCTAAACAGAAAAGACCTAGTTCCCTAAAAAGGAGCTAGGTCTTTTTTTTAGCTATCAGCTATTTCTAGTCAATGGTACATGCTCCGCCAGCGCAGGCAATCTCCCCCTTGAAATCAGTATTGTCTTTTCTTTCTTTGATGTCCTCAAAGCTGAAGTTGTCGGCTATTTGAGTAAACGCTTTATCAAGGATTTCAAATACTTCCGGATGCGGGGGCTGGCTATAAGGCAAGTACTTATAATCTCCACCGTCATAAGGAATAAGACTAATTCCATAATAAGAGTCCTTGTTCTCGATCATCCATTTCTTGATCGCCTCTTTCTCGTGCTCGTGATAGTTGATCGTAAGGCTGATATTATGAGTGTTAGTGCCTTCGATGTGACCAGGCACAATCCAATTATCATACAATTTTTTAACACGCTCAAGACACTGTACCGCTGTTTCTTGTGATCTAAGTAATGTGGTATCATACAATTTAATAGGCACCTGCATGATCATGTCGTTAGGGTTGAAAGGATCATCAACCACAAAGCTAGGAAATCGCTTGGCCAGGGCCTTAGCAAGAGCGCTGAATTTATCCATGCGCACTCTCCTGATATATCTAATCTCATGTCCTGCATGAACGCCTGCAGTTGTTCCAAGCCAGCTGCTACTTGTTCCGCTAGGCTTGGTTGTGGTGATTCTCCTGGCTGGCTTGATGCCGAGCTTTTTTGCCCATTCCTTGTTAACTTCAACCGAGAGTCTTGCTCCATCCTGCAGGTTCTCATTAGTGAGAATTTGCTGATTTTCAGCCTGACCAGTGATTGATACACCGAGAAGCGATTCGTCTTCTGCATTTTCTTTCCATCCTGGATGAACATACTTAAAGTCTGTATATGATGCTTGTAGGGTTCCTATAATTGTAGCAGCTTCTACAGCTTGTAGCCACTCTTCTCTTGAAAAGCATTTGGCTGCATTGACTTCTGTAAGGTTGCAGACACCTCTTGATTTTAGGGCAATCTCGTGACAGGGGTTAAAGCCGAGGTCGTCGCTATCTCCTGTAAGCGACAACCCCGGCTCAGCTTGCCCTCCGTCGAAGCATGCCTGTATGATATAAGCAGCCTTGCTGGCAAACTCAGGATCATCTTTCCTCAAGACTGCACTGTTGTTTGCTCTTGCTAGTTCGGGATATTTTTCCCACCAGTTTCCTGCTTTGCAGTGAACAAGCTCTTGCTCATCTGCATCAAAAAGACTAATAAGTGCACCTCTTCGTACGCCTCCTACAACAACACAATCAGCTACCAGGCAGCAGATTCTGTGACATTCAAAAGGAGTCAGTTTACGTCCTTCTGCTTTTCTAAGGATAGCTCTAACGTTGGCATGCATTTTAATTAGAGCCTTAGGACCGCTAGATGTTCCTCCTGTGCTTAGAGGACTGCCCATAGGTCTAATCTGGGTATAATCAAATTGAAGATCGGGATTTGTGAATAGTGCCACAAGAGAGTCACACCAGCCTTCTGCAGCATCCTCTACTACATATGGGGGAACTACAAACCCTTCAGGAATCTCAGGCATTTGACTTACATGCCTTTTCTTTACGCTAAATCCCACTCCAGCACCACTCATGCTCATGAAGAACAAATCAGCAAAATCCTTTACAGATGTAATATTTAGAAAACTGCAGTTGTACATTCGGTTGTGCCTGCGTTCAATAGCTTCGCCTGCAAACTGAAAACTACGCATGCTGGGCACAACTCTGCCTGCAAATACTTGTTCATATGCTTTGGAAATCTCTTCTTTAAGAGCTGGAAACTTCTTAACATGCATATCCAGATTGCGCTGAATAGTTTCTTCTCTGGTTTCTCTTCTTTGCTCTTCAGGAAGATATTTGGCGTATGTGCGATAGTGAACAATTTTAGATAAAAATTCCTTACTCATATTGGTTTGTTTGTATTTTTGTATAATGACCTAACTGTAGATTTATGCTATCAAAATAGTGAGTTTGCCTACAAGGATATAAAAAATAGGCTTAAAAATTTATAACTTGCCTTCTTGGCTCGCTATCACATAAGTCTGAGTTAGCGATAGTTGCCTAAGCGTGATGCCCAGTTCTGCTGCTCTGGTCAGAGTAGAATGATCTCTATGATATAAGCGATCGTATATAACTTCTTTGACATCAAAGCTATGAATTAGCTCAAAGCATTTCTTGCAGGGTAACATAGTTACGTAAAGATAGTGAACTTCTCCTGGCTGGCAATACTTTAAGCAATTATATTCTGCATGGTCTACAAAAGGCCTGCGTGACTCTCTGTCTGACCAGTCTATCTCTACTCCTGCCGGAGCTCCGTTGTATCCGGTAGCTACAGTGGATCTGTCTAGTCTAAAGGCTGCAGATCCTACCTGTATATAAGGATCTGGCGATCTTTCTGCAGCAGCGTATGCTAGCAGCATGCCATACTGGTCCCAGCATGGTCTTTTTCTTTCTGTGTTATTCATGCTCGGCTAGGCTAGCACAGCATGTACGTTTTTACAAAAAGTTTTGAGAAGATTCTCAACTTCCTCGTCTTTAAGCTTTTCAAAGTTTTTAAACACAGGCTTTTCTCCATCAAAGTTAACTTTAAGTACGCAGCTACCGTCGTAAACAATTGTAATCTGCTCTGCATCTATATCGTAATCGAACTCAAAAGTCATTTGTTGGAGTTGTGTTTTAATTAATTTCATACTAATATAACTGATATGTCACTCAGCAAACAAGAAAAAATAACAAAGTTAAAAGAGTATTTTAAAAACATGAAATTGGATGCTGCTGTAATGGGTAGAACAGTAGGGACTGCCACTACGTTTGTAACTCCATTAATCATGTTAGAGGCTTGTAAAAAGTTGTTGAAAGTCTTTAGTAGGCAAGTTGCTCCTGATGATAGAGATAATGTGGTGTTTTCTAAATTTCTTGGAGCTGAGGATTATGTTAAAGAGCATATTGAGCATGATGCTGGAAAAGTGCAATTAAAAGCTAAAAACAAACTTAGACAAAAAAGAAATTTATCCTGGCTGCATGCAGGATTTTTTACACCTCAGGTAAAGTCTGTTTTTGTGGGCAATACGCTAGCTCAGAATATTGAAGGAGTTAATCCTATGGAGCAGTACATGCTGGCTCATAAAGTTACAAAAATGGGGCCAGGAGGAATAGGGTCGTCTGAAGCTATTCCAGATTCTTCAAGAGAAGTTAACGAATCTCAATTTGGCTTGCTGGATCCTATTCAGACTGTAGAGGCTACTACAATCGGAGTTGTAAACTTCTTTGTGCACAACACAAGAAAAGGAGATGATGGCAAGCTATACCGGCAGGTTATTGATAACGCTACCGGTAAGCCTGTATGGATTGACCATCAAGAGTTCTTGTCTGCTACTATAGATATTCCTGAGCACTAGACTGTAGGAAGCCATTTATCTATAGGACATTTCTCTGTAGCTAGTTTTAGTTTTGCCGCAGTAGAGCAGCCACACTTTGTACATTGCCCTGTGTTGTTAAAGGCTTTAGAGTTCCAAAATTCGCAAGATTTACAGATATTTGTACGCTCTTCATATTGTGTAGCTGTAACCATTTTAAAACCACTCTTGGCGCTTTTGACTGCAGCTTTCCCTACATTTTTAACCATACTCCAAACAGAAGGTAATTCTCCTGATGTTGCCTTAGCTGTTTGTGTTGTTTTTTGAATTAAAGGTTGAATATCTTTAGAGATTTTCTCCTCAATCCTATTTTTTAAAAACTCTAACACTGTATTGTCTTTAATCTGTATTTCAAGATTCATAACTTCTACGTATTGTTCAGAAACCCCTAGTAATTGACTGATAATAGTAAGCATTGAGTATTTTAATTTTTCATACTCTTTTTGAGCTTCATCTACCATCAGATTATTGAATAATAATCTAGGTAGGTCTTTAGGATCAATTCCCTGCATATTTATTCTAACAGTACTGTTAGGGGCAGACATATTTTGATAATTTCTTCTTTCATAACCAAGAAGTACATTTTTGTATAATTCAAAATCTTCAGAGCTAGAATGCACTCTACGTGTCCAATAATCTAGCAGCCTTTTTCTGCCTATTTTTTTAAAGCCTTTAGAAAGCCATTTTTCTTTGGTTTTTTTGTTTTTATTTTCTCTGTCTTTTAGAGTCAGAGCGAACATCAATACTTCTACATTATTTTCAGGTATTTGCATAATTTATAAAGAGTACATTAATTATTCACAATAACCGCCTTCGGGATCAATTCCGCATAGTTGTGATTTAAATAAGCAGCTATAACAAAGGCATTCATTATTTGCACCAAATGAAGAAACACATATACCTACATCCGCTGGGTCGTCAGGGTTAGCGCCGCAAGAAACGCACGGGTATGTGCTGCCTCCTAGGTCAGCACATACCATGTTGCAATCTGTACCTCCTCCTCCGGGCTGAGGGCAAATAGCTTCCTCAATGCATGGTCCACAGCAAGATTTTCTTTCTTGCCCGTCGACAAATCCTTTGCTTGGGGTGTCCAGTGGGATATCACTTGCGTAAAGGCAGATAGTAGCTTCTTCTGGGGAGATAGTATAAGTATAAACCTCGCCTGGCGAAAATCCAGAAAAATCTCCTTCAAAAGCTACACACTGAGTAGTTAACTCTTCGCAGCCGCATGCCTGCCATCCGTTTGAGCAGTCGATCTGGCTTCCTGCGCAAGCAGTCAGGCATTCGTCTACAAGGTATTCGCACTCGGCATCTTCTACTTCGTATGCTTTGGCGTAACCAGGTAAACAGCATGCGCAATGCGTTTCTCCGTCGTCGCATGTTCCTTTCATGCATGCTGTTTCGCCTGTGCATTCTTCTCCTGCGACACATCCGCATTTACCTTCTCCGCACTCACTTTCCTTGCATCCTGTGCAGCAACATTTTTTATTACCTTCTGCTCCAAATAATATACCTGGAATAAAGTTGGTTAGGTTTTCTGCCATAATTTAAATTTATTAAGCATCCCCGCCACCAGCTTTCCAAAGAACATAACCGGTTTCAGTGGTTTCTCCATTACAGATAGTGACAGCTTTCCATGAAGCTGTCTCAGAGTCTATAGTTAACCCTCCTAGAGTTATAGAGTTATCGCTGCCGCTAATTGTAACGGTTCCTGCAGTTATGATTCCATCGTTACCGTCAACGCTAAATTTTTCTCCTAAAGTAAAAGATTTTAGACAAAAATCAAGAGTTCCATTTCCGCCTCCATCGCAACATCCAGCGTTTATAATTCCAACATCTAGTGTATATAACTCTATTTGGCTATAAGCCCAAGCTGAGGAGGGTGACTGATCACAAGTAAAACATGGTCGATATAAATTACCTAATAAACATATTTCTCCTGACTGGTTAAGTTCTATACGCACACCATCATCTTCGCCTCCTTCCCCGCAGCCATCAACCGTGTCTACTCGGGCTGATTCGCCAGATATTTTAACAGGAGTAGGTAACTCTATATCCTGTATTTCATAAACTAATTTTTTCTTACACTCATCTACATTTTCAAAATACATATTGAATGAAAATGGTGTTTCAGTAACTACATCAGATCCTGAGACTATCTTTAGTCTGGCGTTTTCGCCATTTTGAATATCTACTTCAAGTTCATGGTCTTCGCAAACATTCAAGTCTAGGTTTTCAACAAGTAACGAATAAAGTATTTTTTTACCGCAAAGCAAAGGGATTTCTTCAACCCGCATATCGATAAAAATTTCTGTTCCGCCAATATCCCTGCCCATTTTATCTTTAACAATCATATCTTCAGCCCCCTGAAACTGATCTTTGATTATCTGTATTTCAAAATTTGAACTTGTACAAGCTTCAGGGTCATATTTAAACTTAGCGGCGCCATTTATCTGCAATTTGCAAACTTCATCTGTGAAAGAGCCCTCTACAGTAATATTATTACTTTCTACAGGGTCCCCCTCAAACTGAAGAGTCCCTTCAACTTCAAAATCTTTACAGGCTTTTAATTTTGTTTTTCCTGATAACTCAATTCCACAAAAAGGAACATCCTTCGCCTGTATAGTAAAATCGCTAGACTCTACTATGTTCCCTTCAATTCCAAAATCTCCTATAACTTTAAACTCTGTGCAGACCTCCTCAAAATCCAGAGAGCCATCTATAACAAGTCCACATTCTGGAGCTGGCTTCGTGGTCAGTGCTATAGTGTTTGATTTTACAACTGTTCCTGAAGTTTGTATGTTTCCTTCTACATTAAACAATACACAAGCATCAATCACAGCTTCTCCAGTAATATTTAAACCACAGTTTGGAGCAGCTTGAGGGCTGATCGAAATGCTGCTGCTCTTTACTGCGTTACCTGTAATATTAATTTGTCCTGAAGTGGTAAAATCTACGCAAGCGTCAACAGTAATGTCTCCAGTTAAATTTAAACTACAGTTAGGTGCACTATTAGATGTAAGTTGAATACTTCCCTTACCTGCATTACCTCCAACTTGAATAGCCCCTGTGGCTGTAAATTGTTCACAAGCTTTAACGTCTAAATTACCTATCAGTAGAACCTCACAATTCGGCAAGCTTGTGGGAACAAGTTCTAAACTTCCTGTTAAGGCTCCTGTAGTTGTAACTTGCGATGATGCAGAAAAAGTTTCACAGGCTTCTGCGTCAATATTTCCTGTAATTGATACACCACATCCTGTATTTTCATTCCTTACACCTACTATGGAAGATGCTTTGGCTGCTCCGCTGCTAGTAATATTAACATCAACATCGAAGCTTTCGCAAACAATAGGAAAAGTTATTAAACCTGTTAAAGATATGTTACATTCGGCAGGTTGATCTCCTTCACAATTTTGAGGTCCCCCAGCAATAAGACTTAAAAAACTTCCAGGACCTCCTCCTTCGATAACGACATTGTTAGTATAACTAAGCGTCTCACAAGCGCACGGGATATTAATCGGAGGATTAAATATAGGAGGCAGTGGAATAACTTCAGGAAACGTATAAGAACAGGACTGATCTATTTTAACAAGAGGAGCTTCTGTGAGCTCTATAGGTAATGCAGGAGGAAGAAGACAAGAGGGAGGCTGTTCTTCTTTAGGAGGAGAAGGAACATAATTAGCGTAATATTGATTATCTGCAGGAGTCTGAGGACCTGCGTTTTGATCTTTACCTAAATGAACTGTAGAGGGATTTATCTTTAAAGACATTAGAGGATTCTATTAAACACTGTATAAAAAAACAATGTTAAAGGAGCTAATATCAATGCTTCTTTAATCCCTACAAAAAAACTAGAAAATATCCCTAGCCATACGCTTATACATACAGGGCATTTTACAAGTCTAACAATAAATTTGTCGCTATAGTATGCAGACAAAAACTCTAAATAACTTCCGTCATAGCCTTCACTATGCAATTTATTGTATTCAACTACTTTTAAAAATCTATCTAATTTAAAAAGAGTCAAATACTCGGCTAGGGCATTTGTTCTTAGCCAAATCAGCATGATGTAGCTTAGTGTGAAGGCTATGACAGGAATATCCATGTTATTTAGAAGAATCTAATTCGATAATACGCTTCTGCAATTCCTCAAGAAGATTTTTTTGAGCAATTGAGGCAATTCTCATATTTTGAAGTTGAGAAATTTGCTCAGAGTATTTGCGAATATTAGCTTCTTGCTCAGACAGATTTGTCTCGGCTTGTCTAAGACCATCAGCAATCAACAAAAGCGATACATGCTTTTTGTCTGTTTCAGTTTCAGTTACAATAGGTAGTTCTACTTTTCCGCTCATAGTATTATGTTTAGTTTAGGGTTAAAATTAATTTAATTCTTCGTTATCTGTCAACAACTCTTTAATTTCAGCTTGGATTCTTTTTACTTCTTCAGAATGTGCTTTAACCACATCTTTTTTATTTTTCTTGGCAATCTCCAATTCAATTACGAGATTGTAGATTTTCTGTTCTTTTGTTGTTTGTTGTTCAGGCATAATGACTTATTGATTTTGAGTAACTGCTACTCAGTTCCAAGATAAGATATCACGCACTAGTGTGCAAGTGATTTTTGCAAAAAAAAGACGCAGCTTTTGGCTGCGCCTTTTTTAATATACTATCGTTTTGTGTTACGCTACGCCAGTAGCTCCAGTAGCGCCTCTTGGTCCAGTGGCTCCTGTTGCGCCGATGTTTTCGTCGCCTGAGGCTGTCCCTGCTGCAACTCCGGACGTGGTCACTGTAACCTTGAGCAGATCGCCCTGGTCGAGGTTGGTTCCAACTCTGCCAGTGCCGCGAACGTACTCAATGACGTAACTGATGTCTTCATGCTCTGTTGCGCGGAGCGCGAGCGTACCGGACACTGCTGTACCAGGATAGATATATAATTCGGCAGGATTTGTCGAATGTACGACGATTGTTGCACGAATAATGTCTCTTGCTGGCACGTCACCAAAAACGAGGGTATCGCCGCTGGTGTAACTGGTTTTACTGATCACGCCATAGCTGACCTGTAACTTTTCATACCTGCTGCTCTTAAGACCACCGCGATCGGTAGCTTCAACAGGATACTTTTTGATGTGTAATGTACTCATACTATTTATTTTGTTGTTGTTTTGTTAATTTAACAACAGAAAGACAGGATGCAACAGGAACATTTGTTCCCAGAGGATTGCTGATCTACTCCATTGCTAAAAGTATTATTGCATACGCTTTATGACGAGTCAACAACTACATCAAAAGCATCTCGCTAAAAAAGTTTTCCCACTTCTCATGATTACTAGCAATGTCCTCATGATCGCATCTGCTAAACATGATCTTGCTGGCTTTTCTATAAAAATCAGGAGATGGTGCTCCCTTTTTATATCTTTTTTCTAGAGCAGGCAAGAAAAAAGAAAGACTAACCAGACACTTCTCAGCCAATGTGATTCCATGGTCGTCAAGTACATATGGTAGAGGATCTTTGGTGTTGATATGTTTGTGTACGATTACAGCAACAGTATGGCACTCGTTATGAGAATTTGCAAAATCAGCAGTCATGCAGATTAGTGCCAGTACATCAAGAGGTTTGCTTGTAAGCATATCTTGATGGGCTATAATTTTGTGCCCAA